GTCCGTCGGCGTGCATTGCCGGTACCAGCGCAGCAGCGCCCGCTCGGTTTCACTCACCGGCTCGACCAACTGTGGTATCTCCTGGGCGACCGGGCGGGCTTCCTTCTGACTCGACAACATGCGCGAACTCCCTACGCAATATACTGTATAGCCATACAGTATATGAGGGCTGGCGTTTTGCCAACGCGTCAACAATTCGCACACCGGTTCAGACTTCCGGCACGAAGCCATAGCCGCCGCAACACTGGCAGTCCTCGACATCGGCGAAGCGCCCCTCGCATTCCGGGCAGGCGTCATACGGTGCGGCGCGAAGGCACGCGGCGATTCGGGACGCACGCGGCTGCCCTTGTTCGCTGAGCACCTCGCAGCACGCCAGCAGCGCGCTGTAGGTATCTGGGCAGGTCGGCACCTCCGGCACGCGCGGGATCTGCCGCAGGGCCCAGCGCTCGCCGTCAGCCAGCACGATCTCCATCCCTTCCAGCCACCCAAGCGGCGGCCCATACCGCCTGGTGATGTAGGGCAGGTCACCGAAGGGGCGGCGCTCGCCTGGTACTGGCGCACTGTTGTGGATGATGCCGGTATAGCCGTCCGTCTCGGTGAGGAGGGTCAGAATCCCACGGCGCACGTACCCGATCGGGCCAGGGTGACCAGTCTTGTGCACCTCGTAGTGCGCGGCGGGCTTGTAGCGTTTCATCATGGTGATTCTGGAATACTGTATAGGCATACAGTAGATCGAATGCCACGCGCTGCGGTCAATGACCATACGGCAGCAGGAGAAGCAACCATGTGCGGTGGAGTCGAGGCGCGCGACGCAGAGCGCAGCTACAAGGTCTATTTCCCCAGCCCAAAGGCGGCGATCCCCGTCATGCTCGAGGGCGGCGAGTCGCTGGGCTGGGTTAGATGGGGGCGCCGGCGCGAAGAGCCAGGCCGAGGCCCGCAGGGCGGCTGGGCGCGGCTGGAGACGGTGGAGCGGGGCGGCTGGGCCAAGTATCAGCCGATCAAGGCCTACGGCCTGGTGCAGCGCTTTATGGAGAAGGACGCCGAGCGCACATCACACTGGTTTGACGTGGAGCCGGGCTTCGCTCTGGAATGCCTGGTGCTGGGGGAGGGAGATCAGCGGCGAGTGTATGTAATCACCAGCTCGCCGCCAGAGGAGTTTGCGTGGATACATGATCGATGGCCGATAGTGCGTAGCTTATAGATCGTATCCACAAATCGTTACGGCTTCGGTTTATCGTTTTTACCGTGGGCGGCGTGATGCACATTCGAGCGAGCCATCGCTTCCCTGATAGCGTCATCAACGCTAATGACGCTCTGATTGATCTTCGCAATGTCTGCGCTGCTGAGCGAATCGCTTACTGAAGAAAGGCCTGCTTGCTTTTCTAGCAGAGACTTATCCAACACTCCGGCGCTTAGCGCTAAGCCATTGCTTAGTGCGGCCGCTGCGCCGTAGCTAGATAATGACGAATAGTTCTGAGTTTCGGCTTTCGCTAACGCTTGTCTCGCATCTTTTAGTTGTTGTTCAAGGTGAGAGATTTCGTCATTTAAGCTTTCAATTTCCGAGTCTTTTAAGGTTCGATAGGCATCGAAGCGATCAGTGATCTCTTCTATCTCAGTGCCCATTGCCTTGATCGTACCATTTCGCTTAGCAATATCAGCTTCGAGGGCCGCCTGCTTTTCCGATAGCTCAACAAAGAGGAGGTCTTTTTTCTGGAGTTGCTGCAACAGATCTGCTTCGCTTTTTTCAGCCCGCTCGATATTGCTTTTTAACCGGTCGTTAATAGATTCTCTGCGTTCAAGCTGTTCCTGAAGTGACGATATCTTATTTATTAAAGGGGCGATTTCGGCGTCTGCTTCTTCCCGAGTCATTGGGATGAGCTTTTCCGCTTCATACTTGGCTTCGAGAGTGCGTTTCTTCTGTTTTAGAGTGTAAGACATCGCCCATCGTGCCGGATGAGGATAAACCAGAATGTAGAGCGAACCTGCGAGCAACGGAGCAACAAATCCCCATGTCGCTATACTGAGGAGGTCGGGGAAAAGATGATTCTTAATAAATCCAAATTTCACCCAAGGTTTAACGTCGGAAAAAATTATGGTGAGGAACTGGTAGTTAATAATCATCCAGGAAACTAAAAAAGCACCGCTCAGCGGGCTAGTTACGCGCTCTTTTAGCTGCTGACGAAAAGCTTCGAAGAATTCTGACATTTGTTAGCTGGTCCACAGAGTTAGTTACATAGGTCGTTGCCGGCGTTGATGACAGGTCCGAGGTTAGCTTTCGTGCCAGGAATCGAAACGTTTTCAGCCCAAACCTGCTCCAGCGGGTCGAGGCCAAGCTGGCGGGCCTTGCCACTGGCCGCCCCGTTCACCGCATACATCCGCCCCGATTCTGGATCGGTCACCACCACGGCATTGCCGGGTAGGCACTGCAGGTGCATTTCCTCGGTGGTGAAAGGCCAGTCGGCGCCGAACTCCTCGGCGCTGATCAGTTTGGGCGGGGCGGCGAGGGCGAGCGGGCTGGCCAGCAGCAGGCCGAGCAGGATCTTGCGCATGGGTACGTCCTTGTGGGGTGATGTCAGTGGCTACGAGTGCCGGTGATGATGTACAGCACATCCGCCTCGCTGTGAGCGGCCAGCGCCTGCAGGTAGTCGATCGGCATCACCGAGGTGCCGTTCTCGAATCGCTTCTGCATGTAGTCGGTCTGGCCAGCCAGGTGCGCCAGTTCGTGCACTTGCAGGCCGAGGCGCTTGCGCTCCTCGAGGAGGCGGTCGCCGAAATCGCGGGGGCGGTCGTCGAGGTCGATTGCTGCTGCCATGGTGCTCTCCTTGTCGTGTCACTCAGCGGTGAGTGAGTCAGCCGCTATTTATTCGTTTGGTACCGGCCAGCGGACTCCGCCAACGCCGTGGTCAAGCGGCGCACCGCGGCCCGATCTCCATCCGGCATCGAGCGGTAGTGGTTCAGCACCTCGCTCTCATCCTCGGCCAAGCCGTCAGCCGTCACCGGCGTGCGCTGGCCGGTGAGCAGGTAAAGCACGTCCACACCTGCTGCGGACAGGCCTGACAGATATGCAGCATCGGGGCTCCGCTCATCGGCTTCGTACTTGCCCTGGGCGTTCGCTTTCACGCCGCCGAGCGCACCGAAATCCGCTTGTGAGAGGCCCAGCCGCTTCCTTTCTTCGCGCAGTCGTTCGCCAAGACCACTCATATGGATAGAAATTCCCGTTGACACCACTCAATTGAGTGGTAATCTGTCGCCACATTGAACGCATTTGAATGGTTTTGAATGATGCCAGCCACACGCACCCCCAAACAAGCGAAGGAATGGCTCGCCAAACAGGGCAAGACCGTCCAGGAATTCGCCCGCGAGCACAGCCTCGATCCGTACACCTGCTACCAGGTGCTCTCCGGCGTGAAAAAGGGCGTTCGGGGCGAGTCGCACCGCGCCGCTGTGCTGCTGGGCATCAAGGAAGGCGTGGTCGCTGACCTGTCCGATGAGTACGGCCGTCGCGCTACCGACATCGGCGCCGTGATTTCAAAGTAATGGCAACCGCCCCAGCGAGAAACCAGAAGATGAAGCGCACCGTTCTAGATACCCGCCGGCAAGTGATGAGCGCTGTGGTGTGCGACTACCCGGGCGGGCGTGAATGCGCTGCGGCCCGTTTGGGCCTGCCGCTCAAGAAGCTGGACAACCATCTGTACGAGAACGCCGGTAGCCGGCCGCTTTCGGACGAGCAGATCCACATGCTCGAGCAGCAGTCCGGCACCACGCATTTCCCTGATTACGTCGCCGCGTTGTATGGCGGTGTGTTCGTACCGGTCGCCAACCCGGACGAGCTGGACAACATCGAGCTGTTCGAACGCTGCATGAAAACCGCCGTCAAGCGCGGGGCAGTGGACCGAATCATCGCTGAGGCGCTGAGCAACGGTGAGATCGACGAAGGGGAGGCACGCGCCATCCTCGACGCACACCGCCAGCACATGGCGGCGCGGCATTCGGAAGTACACGCGGTAATCCTGCTGCACAAGGCCCGTAAGCCGGGCCAGAACTAAGAAGTAAGCCGCGGTGGCGGTTTGGGGAGGGGAAGTGAGCGTAGCCAATAACGGCGGATACAAATGCCTATGCCCGGCCTGTGGCCAGCGCATGCGCATCCGCAACAGCGA